AATTTTTCATAAAAACCTGTTCACGGCGTAACACAGGCCCTTTCAAAATACCAGCAGGAAATAATACTAAATCATATAAAACAGATGAAAACGCTTTGTAAAACCCACCTTGAATAAACTGGTCATAAATTTGCTGCTGCATTTTTTGAGCTAATTTATCAGCTCGGTCTTTTACCATATTCATTAAATCATCTTTTGTTTGCTCTTGAATAACTTGCTGTGTTTGTGGGTCTATGTTAACACCACTCTGAAGTAATGGCTGTAAAGATTGCATCAACTGTTGTTGTAACTGCTGTTCAATTTGGTCAGGCACATCAGGTATCGGAGTTGGTTTTATTTCAAATAAATTATCCTCATCTGAATATATTTCTGATAACCACGCCTTACCTGCACGAACCTTCATGTTAATTAACGGAATAAATAACTCTGAACCACCAGCATCAGTTCTAATCTCTCTTAATTTTTCAGGTGTATATTCATTCTGCATTGAATATAACGCAGCAATAATCCGATTCATAATCGGGTATTTCGCAGTAACAGCCCGATTCAAATCAGACATAACTTTCTCAACTAATGGTGTTAAATTATTTAATTCATTATTTTTTAATGCTGCATCATCAGGATTATTGTTATTTAATGATTCAAAATTATTTAAAACTGAATTAAAATCATCCATTAAAACCACCCCTGTGCTCTTAAGCCATACTGGTTAATACCTGTATGGGTAAAGGTATTATCTTCATTGTTAATCTGCCTTGCTGTATAACCTAAAGCAGCATATGTCAATGCATCAGCTATATGGCTATACATATTCTTATCAGGAACATCTGAATAACGGTCGCCTACTAAACGTAATCTACGAAAACAATACTTACTTGTCAAGCCACGAATTAAGTATTTACACTCATTATCAATTAAAAATGCAGGCTCACCTTTAATAAACCTGGTTAAATAATTATTAACAGCCTGCAATCTTGCACCAATGGAATTAGTATAAGCAGCAAAAGCCTTAATACCCCTTGAACGAAGTGTAGTAAAACATGTTCTGGTAACATTTAACTGTGACCTTGCATTACCAGCAGGGTCACCAATAACTGTATATGACCAATTTATATACTTCGTTTGTAATAATGGTAACAGCCGTTCAACTGTAAACGTATCAACATCCGTTGCATCCTCTGAAACTAACTCATCATATACCCTAAATACACCATTAGGCAACACCTGTGTAATAACAGCTGCAACATATAACCCAAAATCCATACCAATAGTTAATGGTATGCCTCTAATCGGTATCAGAGGCTCTTTAGATATATGTATAGATGGAGTAAATAAACTAAATACTGGTTTACCATCCCTCGTGTAACCATACTCACCATGCACATAAATCTTCACCCAGTCGGGGTCATTACCTAATACTAAATTCTGGTAATAACCTGTTGGTAAATTGGTTATATTCTCCGCTTCAGGACTTAAACCCGATGGCTGCTTAAAAATAATAGATTTAGTTTGTAATTCAGGGGTTGTGTTTAACAACTCCTCAAAATACTTGTAAAACCAACTATCAACATCAGGAGGGTTAGTATCAATTATAATATATGGATAACTACATTCGAAGTTATACTCTTTCAACTTACGAGGATACCTATTGATACGAGAGTCTAACAATACAAATACCTCTTTCGGTATCTCACGACCTTCATTCAACCAAGCACCACTAACTTCGAGAGACAGCAAGTCCTTCAACTGTTCAGGCCTATCCAATGCACGTAATAACCATTCAGTATCAACTATTGTCCCATCCTCTAAACCAAATTTTAATAAATAACGTTGTTCATTCTCACGCCATATAGGTTTAAGAGGTGTAATCCACTCATCAATAGTCTTCTTCGTAGTATCCTTCAACTCCTTCACTGTATTACGAACAATAACATACCTTGTGCGCCTAACATTAGTCCCAGGAATAACAGCCTGTTGCTGTGCAGTCCGTAACAAATGCATTACACATGCAGACGACTTGCCCGAGCCAACAGGTCCCATAACAGCTTTAATACGATGCTTATCCAACATAAATGCTTTTAATGTTGGAGCATCATCAAAACTAAAGTTAATAACCTGCGGTTTATTCATTAAACACCTCTAACAATTCAATAGCTACTGGGTGACCACCATTAGCTAAATGCTTAACTCTAATCAATAAATCACTAAAGTCATAACCATAATACCTGGCTATCTTATCAATAGCAATACAACTATCAATATGCTCAACTAAAATACGCCTAAATAAACTTAATAACTCATCAATACTCATAAACACAACCTCAATAGAAAATGATTATGCCATACAATAAAAATTAAAACGTTTTCATTTTATATAATATATAACACAATTTTATTTTTTTGAAATATATATTTGCATTTTTTTACATATAAATAAATTTTCATTTTGCATTCGCAATTTCCAATTTCTATTTTTTGGCTTATGTATAAAAGCCTCCCACAGTTCGGCCACTATGTGTCCAATATACCTTATGCCTTGTGTCCGATAGGCCATAGGGTGGCCAGAGATTACGTGTAAGGAACGATACGAATAACATAGTAATAAGAACTATAATTGATAAAGTACCTTATAAGAGAAAATTGATAATGATAACTATTACTAATAAGAAATAAGACACAAAAAAACCTCGACTCCAGGATAGAGTCGAGGATAGGCTTAAAAATTATTTATAAAGAACATAATATAATATCAAGACACACCATATCCAGAGCATGACAATATATTCCATGGCATTAATCCTTAATTAAATTTGTTAAAATATCTTGAATTGTTCCTGGTGTTTGAGGCGGCCCGTCGACGATATCACGTTCCGCAACGCCTGGGATTAAGGCGTGATATAATAGCCATTCTTTAGCCACACGATAATAATCACCATTCCTAAAAATCCAATAGGAACCCTCACCATCCCGATAGATACGAATAAGCGCAATGTCGTTCAACATAATCAAAGAGACTGGGTTTTCACCACTGCACGTCGGAGACCGCTCCTCGACCACTTTACAACCGAAAAGCGGTTCGACATAATCCGAAATTATGTCAACCCAGAAACCATTATTTTTATTTAATGTTAATTTATAAAACTTTTTTCCATAGGAATACTGACAGACCTCAAGCTTCCCATGTGGCACAACCGTACGTCCTGGTTTGTCGCCAAACCCTAACACAATAAGTCCTTTGTTGTTAAATAACTGTTTCATTTTTTTTGTCTCCTTTCTTTTTTATTTATTAAAAATTTTCATAAACAATTGTCCCTGTTTCAGTTTCTCCAAGGATAATTGTTTTATTATCTAAAAATTCCATAACAACTTTTTTGTCTTCTTCCTCATTCAGGCCCGTTACATTAATTTTATAATCGGAAATAATTTCTTTAATAGTGCTCTCTGAAAACCGACCCCTAAAATCCACTGGGTCAAATTCAGTCTCCTCATTATTACTATCTTCTTCTTCTGTTAAAAAATCCCATAACAGTTCAATCGCATGATATGAAAAGTTATTATATGGGTCTTCTCTCATGCCGTCGATAAAATCAAATTTGTTTAATGTGTATTTCATTTCTTTAATTCCTCCTTTTATCTAAGTAAGTCATTCAAAAAATTATATTTCATTGATACAAAGAAATCATAGTATTCTTCTCTTAAAGCATAAAATAAATGTAAATAAAAGGTTTTTTTATAGTATTGAAATTCTGAATAGTTTAGCCGTTCAGTTATCGAATATCCTCGCCAGTCCAGGCGGTTCAATAGCAAAGTATAAAAATCATACTGTCTATGACCGTCAGAATATTCAATTGCGTCAATAAAAAACTTTATTTCTGACTCATTTTTAAATAAGTCAAAAATAGACTGCTTTAATTCATTTTCATGAACGCAATAAAAATCATTCCAATAATCCTCAAAAGCTATTCTCATTTTTTAACTCCTCACTTTTTTATTATTTTATTATGTTTAACAGTAAAAACTTTGCCGTTTTTAATAAAGTTACCATCCTCTTTGATTGCAAATATTGTTACATCTTGTTTTTGCTTGCCATAAAAGTAATGTGCATATGAAATTATTTCACAATTAAAAACAGGCTGGATAAAACCTTTTTGAATGCAAACGTATTGATTGGAAGGAGGGTCTGGCAGGAATTGTGTTAAATGCTCAATTCCTTTTGTTAAAAAAGTGAAAGGTCTATCCTCGGAATAGAATTGATAAAGATGTTTAACACCTTTTTGACCGAAATGAATTACATAACCCTTTGCTGGTAAATCTTTTTTAGACAATCCATAAATTATTAAGTTATTATATTTAATCATAAGTTTATCCCTTTCTTGGATTTAATTTTTTTACAACAAAAAACCCTTAAGAGCATGATTGTTAGTCATGCTCTTAAGGGTTTAAAGTTAAATATCCCAATCATAATTATATGTATGCCATTTGACACCATGGCATGACATATAGCCCCTATAAAACAATTCAGGGTTGTCCCTGTCCTGTTCAAAAAACAAACAGGATTTTTGAAACGGAAGCCTTAAGATGTCAATTTCTCCATATCTTTGAACCGCTCCCTCCGTCACGGAAACAATTAAGTCTTCCGTGAAATAGTAAATAAACCGAGGTGCACCAGTTAAAACAAAACGGTGGAACCAAGGGTCTTCATTAAGACCCTTATAAACTAATTTGTTTCCAATAGCAAAATTGCCATTTTTGACACCAGTCCCTTCGACCTCAAACGCTGTGATAATCATACTGTTAAATCCTCCCTTTCTTGGTTTTGTATATCGCCATTTGGCAATCCCAGGATAGCATATCTCATTACAATTGCAATCCCTTTCTTGTAAGGGTTGTTTTTAAGGGCTATAACCCTATGTCATAGCCCTTAAATTTTTACAACTTAACTTTTTCCATCCGCAAGAATTCTGCGTCCATAAAGTTATCAAAAAATTCAACAAATGAAAATTGAATTTTTTGACTATTCAAAAACTTTATCCAAGAGTCTTTTGCATCTGGTGGAATTATAATGACCATATCGTATCGTCTACGATAGCCATCACTCCTTGTTATGCGGTGTAAAAGAAATGGCATACCACTTTTTTTACAAAACTCTTGTGCCTTTACCATAACACGCCAAAAGTGATTGGACGGAAACATGAAAACCCCCTTTCAAAGAACAATAGATTCGCCATTCGGCAATCCCAGGATACCATATCTCATTGCAATTGCAACCCTATGGTATTTATAGCTTCAGGCCCGTCTCCTCGAGGTTAAAAAATGACATGAAACATCGGGCACAGCGCAGGACGGAGGATAGGATATATACAATGTGTGTTACAATGGGCGCCCTATTAAGTTTTTTGAAAATAATAAAATTTTTATTGGGACTGTTATAAAGGATAGGCCTATAACAGCCCCAGGCATGATAATGTTTTAGTTGAGTTATTTTTTGAGATAAACCAGGCTATGTAAAGACTCATTATAACAGTTTAACTTTAGTGATTTGTAAAAACTGTATATCAGGTTCCGTGCTATCAAGCCAGCTAAAATCAAGTTTATATGTTTCCAGAAACCGCAGCCAGACTATTTTATCATTGGGATTAGTAATCAGAATAATATCATAATGTTTTTTACATTTCTTATGCCTTTCAATACTCTTAACGATAAAAGCCATTGCACTGTTCCGTAGAAACCAATAAGCATTAGATAAAATGCGCCAAAATTTTTTTGGTGGAAAAATTTCTTTAATATCTTTCATTTCTTTAACCCCTTTCATTTTTGAAAAAGTCTTTGAATGTTAACGACATGATACAATCATGCCCATCCAATACTTCAATATCAACATAGACCTGTAAATTGTCAGTAATATAAAATTTTTTGAAATGGCTAAACCAGTCGTCAATATCGTTATACCATATATAATAATCAATGTAATAATCGTTATCAGACCGCCCATCCCATGCAAACTCATAAACAAGGTCAGACGATTCTAAAATTGAGCATAACCTTGATAGCCGATAGTTTGTTGAACTATTTACCAACATTTTTTGTTACCTCCTGTTTAATTATATTCAATATTTTTAAGCTGATTGATTAGCTTACTTGACCATGGAACGCCTGCAATAATGTTAATAATGGGGTCGTGTCTTAACTTTGTTTCTTTCATAAACCATATGCTATTGCCTGATAAAACGGCAGCATAATCCCAGAATGTAATCAAAGCACAAAAACAATAGTTACTGCTATTCTGTGCTTTGGCTGCTATATGGCAATTCTCAAGATAATCAACAGGACCACAAAATGGATAAACCCATAACGGTGAGGTTGTGTCTTTTACAAATTCAAACTCATAATAATTTTCTTTACGATGCAAGTAATTCAAATAACCCTTCTCTGGCAATTGATACTTTTCCTGCCCATAAACAATAAACCCATTAAAAAACTGATGGTAATCTAATAAAATTTCCATAATCTTAATCCCCTTTCTTATGATATGTTATTTTGCCTTATGGCAATTTCACAATACCAGATTTCAGTCTCTTTACAAGCCCATCCCTATGTGCTTAACCCCGAGGTTAAAAAGCCAACAAATACCATCCTCCAACACACAAAAGAATAGAATATGATAGGATGCCTACAATGTGTCATACAATGTGTGCAAAATTATTTTTTGTGAAATAAGAATTGTGTGGGGGGCGCCATAAAGATTATAGCACCCCCAAACATGCGACATGATAATGCTTTTGATTTAACTATTCCAGATAGACCAGGCCTTTTGAAGTTTCACCTATAAACGACCGCCAATCTGAAAGAATTAATTCATCGGTGGCCAGAACGACTAATATAGTGGAGGACATACATTCTATATTGCCGAGACGCTCGAGGAGCCAGTCCAGGCGCTCCATTAAATCCCAAATCGATGTCTCATGGTAAGTGTCCACAATGTAATCCTTTACAGATTCAGTCAATTCAACGCCAGGCCCCAAAAATTCGTTAACATGTTCAAAAATAACCTCGAGGGCTTCATCTGATAAAACCTCGGGGTCAACATACCACCGCATTTCCTTAATAAACTCATCACAGCTAATTGTTTTTAACATAATTTTATCACCCCCTTTCTTTATCGTATGATTTCAGTATATAAATGAGCTTTGGATATGGTATTGAGTTTCTTTGCACACAATATCACCTGTTCATGGGTTCCATTCCATATCTCCCCATAACTGTTTATTTCCTTGCATTCAAGCCCAGCCTTTTTGAAACAGCTCTGAATTCTTTTTGACAATAAAACTGGCGCCAAAGAACTTAATCTAATTTTCATGTTCCTAATCCCCTTTCTTGTTTTTTTGGTGATTCCAATATATCAAAAAAAACCTGAAATGCAACCCATATCAAATACAAAATATAATAGAAAAAAATCCTACATATAAAATTAAACCCTGAAACGATAGCCCACAAAAATAATAAAATTACAATGTGTGCCAATTGCCTCAAAAAATGAAAACGTTTTCATTTTTTACTTAAACGAAGATTGTTTGTTGAGCCAAACATATACATAAAAAAATATATGGTGAAAAACTTATTGCCCAAAGACGGACTCGAACCGTCATGACCTTGCGGTCGAGAGATTTTAAGTCTCTTGTGTCTACCAATTTCACCATTTGGGCATTTTTACAAACTTTAACATCAGTAAATGGCAATCATGCTATTGAAAGTGAACATGAATAGCATAGCAACAGTCATACGTGACTATCCCCTCATTGTTTACAGACGGCCAGAATATCTCATTGACACTTAACTCATGCTGTGGAAAAACAATTTTCAAAACCTTTTGCCAATCCTCTAAAAATTCTGTATCACAAATAATTTGGATTACTTTATGCTGAAATGTAATATCATAACATGGTATCTCATAAAATTTTAAGTGTCTAATAATCAATTCTTTGTCCATATTTTAATCCCCTTTTAAGCGGCGGCCGATATTACCATCAGCTCGCCGCTGTAATTTATGTGCAGTTAATAATACGCTCTAAACCGCACATGTTTAAAGATAGACTTTTTCTGGACAGTACCGTCGGATAACTGTTCCTCCACAGACTCACGGCGGCTCGTGGCCGCTACACAGCGCACGTTGAGCATGGTAAACATGGTTCTGATAGTATCCACAAATTTATACGTGGAGACAGACTCCCCTTGAACCAATATCACATCGTTGGCCTCCAGAACCATCCTAAACCAAGTATATATGGGCACTAAATCCACCTGAATATCCCACATATTGGCTTCGGGTGGAACATTAGCCCATAGGTCTAATACCTCTTTCGGTGGGTAAACAAACTCTGTTACGCCGAGATTGTCCCGAGCATCCCGCTCTTGTTCAGGTGACAACTTGTGATTCATTAAAATAAACATTGTTTTAGCCATTGTTGTTTCCTCCTTATGGATTTGATATTAACACATGAGTTTTAACATGAAAAAAATTTCCTAAACCTAACATATTGTGGCATCTCTTTTTTAACAATATACCCATCTGGTTGTTTTTCGGCAACTGTAATCCAACGCATGACTGGGGTAACACATGTAGTTTTTTTCTTTTGATACATCCACTTAACAATGGTGAACATTGCTACACTATCACCGTCTATAATCAATAAATCGTATGACTTGGGGGATACACTATCAAGCCACTCAAAGATTGGGTTAATATAATCTAATAAATCCCAACTGCAAAATTCGGGCGGAATGGATGTCCATATCTTTACTATATCATCTGGTGCATAGATTATTTCATCTTCCTCGTTAAGATATTCCCTGACATCCATAAGCTGCACATCAGTTAACTTGTTCTTCATTAATACAAATATCCTTACCATAAGCTTGTCATCCTTTTATTTTTGTGTATCAAAACCACGAATAATATAATTAAAATTCTTATCAGGTGAAGTAATTCTATATATATTAGTAAGACCCGATAATTGATAAATATATACTTGACTCCCACATACATTCAACAAGGAAGTTAATTGAGACGCATATACAGTTAAGTCTAACTCTTTATCAGAGTCAATTGCGCAATTCATTCTTCTCTTGCGTAAGTTATCATCACTTACGATTTCAGCTTGTTGCTGTTTAGCTTTAATGGTTACTGGTTTATCACCATTACCCATAGTTACATACTGAATATCTTGCAATAAAGCTTTTGTAGCAAACCCAGAAAAATAGTCAACGCCTAATTTAATAAAATCATGAACCGCAGGTGGAAATTCTTTGGTAATACCACATATCATTCGATAATCATCATACTCAAATGAAATATAATAACCGTGTTGTTTAACGATAACATTTTCACTGCGCTTCTTTTTTAACTTTGTTAGCCAAGCTATTGCATCTCGTGGCACAACAATACGACCAAACGGCCACGCAGTCTCCATAGAAAAATCATAATACATTAAGCGCATACTATCCGTGCGCAATAGCAATAAACTATTGGATTGTAAAGGGTGCTTATCAAAAACAATACTATTAAAATGAGTATCTTTCAAATCCTTTGTTGGTGGAATAACTTTTAATAAATTACTTATATAATCAATAAACACAGATGATACATCAATCATTCTCTCACATACAAAAGTATCTAATATCTTTATATAACTATCATCTGGCTCGGATGACCAATCATTATAAATTACATCATCCTTGCACATAATCTTAAGAGTATCTTTATCATAATTAAACGTAACAACATCATTCTTATCAAGTGTCTTAAATGCAGGCAATAAATCAAATGCGTGCGGAATACCAAACTGCCCTTGACCTGCACAGTTGTCAACATCAATATAAGCATAATAATCACTATACTTATAATGATTATTATTATGAGCTTTCATATTTACACATAGCTCACATTGTGTCTTTAGGATACGGCAATTCACATTATAATAATTCTTCGATACAAATAACTTGGCCTTTGCCAATGTTTCTAATTTTTCTACTAAATCTTTTGCTTTGCATGTAAATTCTATCATGGTTTTATCTCCTAAATAATTTATAAATAAATGGTGTAATAAATTCATCAAATAAACATATCAATGTAAAACATACTATAAAACATAAAAAAGAAATAATAAGCAAAAAGATAAATTCCATAATTAACATATCCTTTCATTAAATCAGTTTAAGAAATTTCAGAACAAAATTACAAGCTAAATATGTCAACATAACACCCACCACCAACCCCAACAAACACACACTAAACATAAACATTATTTTCATAAACATAAAAAGCACGTCCATAATTTAATTCCCTTTCATATTTTGTGTCTTATTTTTTGATTTAAATGCCTTTATGCAATCTTTTTCAGTAATCCCGAGTTCTGTAAAAAAATCTATTAAAAACATAGATTTACCCTCGATACCCACAAAAGAATCAAACCATCCACTTATATATAATTGTTGTCTTGATGGTGTCCATGTAATGTTAATACCATTATCCGCATCATCGTTGGTTAAATAGATTGTTTTTGGCATTTTTCCCTCTATGAATTAAGATAATCTCTTGTGACATTAAAGAATTCTTTAGGTGGGAGCTGAAATGACGATACAAATTCCCGCCATGGCTCATACGGTTTACCTGCATCATCAAACAGTAACTCGAGGTCTTCATCCATGAGCTGAACAAAATCTGCACATGATGAACCCGTCTGGTAAAGCCAGACCAAATCAGACCAATAAGCCCGAAATGCCATCGTAAGATTAGACTTTTTCATGTTTTTTCCCCCTTTCTTGGTTTTTTGTATATCTAACCCTAAACTTTATCCATGTCAATAGGCTGTGGTTTTATTTCAATAGTCTCATCCAAGCCCTGGTGTTTCAAAATAACTAATTGCTGCACCGATGAGGACGTATCACTTAAATGCCCTGATAACTTTGCAAGTAAATTCAAAGCACTAACCTTATCGGAAGGTTTTGTTTCAGGGTCATCAATAATTTGACGCAAGGTGATTATAAAAAATTCTTTGCGCAAATTATATTCAAACTCCAATTCTTTTTGAAAGAACTTGATTGCCTTGCGCACATTTTCATTTTGTAAAACCTTATAGCCCCAGGCATGCGCAATCTTGGGGCTGATACCAGCTTTACAGGCGGCCTTAAACGGCGACTGCGTCAAAACAAATTCATGCACAAAAGCCCGTTCTTTAGCAGTCTTCAATGTTCGGAAGGCCTTCATGCCTTCCTCAAAGGCTTCGGCCAATGAAGAGACATCATCTAAAGACGCCAGCATATCTTTATTATTAGCCATAATTTTACCTCCAAAAAATGAAAACGTTTTCATTTTTTGGTCTTATTATAATACAACTTTGAATTTTGGCAAGATATAAAATAATCTTGACTTTTTTCTCAAAATGGCTTATATTTGTATCAAATAAAAAAAGAAAGGGGGATTTATCATGAAAACACAACAAAAAACCACAGAAGTAACACAAACCGTAACAGCGCTGGTTGACAGGCTTGGTGAACTACTTCAGCAACAGAAGGCCATTGAAGCCGAGATTGACTATCGCAAGGGAGAGCTACGTGCCCAAGGCCTGGGAGTCT